AAATTGACAATATCACAGAAAGCAATATTGATACTGTTGCAAATACAAGTGCTATTAGTGTTAATGTATTCATTTCTTTTTTGGTTTACTACCGGTAAGTATTTTTCTGATTTCCTCTTCTTTCTTTCTTTTGTCTTCTTCAATTCTCTGTTGCTCAGCTAATTGTTTTTCTTCTTCGATACGTTTTCTTTCTTCCTCTTGTCTTTGTCTTTCAATTTCAGCTTTTCTAATCTCATCTTGAATCTTTCTATAGTGGAATATCTTATATATCTTGTCTTTTAGTTTTTGAACTTTTGAATTAGTCAATTCATCTCTTTTTATGATAATGTATTTAGTTTGTTCAATTGAGTTTTTGTCGATATATTTTTGTATTTCGTTTGCTTTGTCCAATAACTGTGTACTTGCTTCTTTTGATTTAGATAAAGCTTTGTCAAAATCCATCTTTTGCTTGTTGTTAATGTCTTCAACTTCTTTTAGTTTTGTCTCTAACTTGTTTATCTTCTCTTGTAGTTTTATGACATCATCATTGTTTTCTAGTCTTGATATTGAGTCATTCAAAGCATCTATTGAATTCGCTAAGTTAGCAATCTTATCATCGGCTTCATTTGATCTATTGACAAGATAAAGCATGACTTTTGCATTATTCTCCTTATTAGTATCTATCAATTTCTCTAATTTAGCTATGCTGTCAATAATTGCATTGAATGACTTTTCGTCCATAAGTTAAAACTAAAGATATAATTTGAAACAATATAAATAAAAATAAAAAACAATTTAAATTAAATGAAACTAATTGTCAAACAAGATTAAATCTTTGTTGATTATTGGATCTGGCTCTTGTGCTTTGTCTTTTTTGTTGAGAGTGTCAAGTCTATTAGTGTTTTCTTGTTTACGAATGAATCTGTCATTACTACCATCTTGTTCTGAATAAAGATCATAGTCATAGTCTGAATGGATGATTGTTGGAAGCTGTTCTTCAATATCTTCTTCTGTCAACTTGTCTTTGACGTCAAATTCTCCAAGTTCCTCTTCATCTTCAACTTTGACATTCTCAATGAATTCCTGTAACAAGAACTCTTTAGTCTTAGAGTCACCATATATATTGTCAATGATGTCTTTTCTCTCCCAAATCAAGTCAAATGGCTCAATCTTTATATGACCATTATGTGGTCTTGACTGTACAATCACAACTGTCCACAAGTCTTTCACAATCTTGAATATTGACTCCAGATAGTCAACATCATCAACAACCAGTCCACCAATACTGTTCACATATTTAACAGTATAGTTTGCTTGCCATTCATCAATCTCTTTCTTTACAACAACCGGATTCAACATTGCAAAATCATAAGCATCTTTCACAAATTTCATAATTGGAAAATCTAATCTACGTTTTTGCTTGTTGTACTCAATCAAAACAAGTCTACGAATTCTGTTTAGTTTTGAGAAATTCACTTTGTTCTTTTTTGAGTCAAGACAAAATTGATAGATTTGCTTTATAGTTGCACAATCATAGAATCTGTAAAGTTGTATGACTATTGGAGTGTTCTTTTCAACAACCTCAATATTCTCAACAAACAAGTCATTGTCTCCTCTATATTCTTTGTATTTGTCACTCTTGAATATCTCGTAGTTTCCTTTCAACAATTCTTTGTATATGTCAATATTACCATCATTAATATGATCCAAGAACTTGAAAATATCATCTGTCTCTTTGTTGTAATGAGTGTTCTTTACAGATTGCAACTCTTGGTCAAATGCATCTTTTTCTGCTTGGTTTTTCAACAATTCTGTTCTCTCAACAGTTGGAAATATTGTGTAGTTGAACTCTTTCATTGCTTCAGTCAATACTTTCAATTGTTTTGCATATTCAGAATACTTTTCTTCAAACACATTCAACTTGTAAGTTGTCTCGTCAATATAATACTTCGCATCTGTATCGTCAAACTTTATATACTTGTTTGATGCGATCAAACTTTGAATCAATGGATTATATTTTGACTCATCATTGTTTCTTTCAATCATATCATTACAAGTGTTGATCAAATCATGTGCAAATATTATGTCCTTCTTGTTTATTGAAAGATCTAATGGTTTGACATGCATTGACACAAAATCATTGAGAAAACCATCTTTGTTGAACTTTGGAAGAAACATCTTGATATGCAAGTTCTTGTTTCTAAGTCTATTAGCAAATTGTTCAATATCTTGAGATATGAAAATCTCACTAAAATACACTTCAAAGTCATCTGCATCACAAATGTCAACACCAACACTAAGATATGTGCTACAGAATATTATGTCATTGTCACCAACAGTCTTGTTCATGTTGATGTTGTTCATTGACTCTTCTCCATAGTTAGACTTCTTGTAATAGAACTTATTCAATTGTCTTGCATTTGGATAAGTGTTCATAGCTTTTTGAATCAACCCAGTAACTTGCTCAAAATACAAGTTACCCTTGTTTGTTGGGTACAATATCTTTCTATTATGAACCAATATTGCTTTTGCCATCTCTTGAGCCATATCCAATAACAAGTCTTCTTGAGTATTGCATAAGAACAACTCAAATGTCTTTTCTCTTGTCTCTTCTTTCTCAACCTTGATATGAGTTATGTTTGGAAAGAATATGATTTCACCAGTTGGAGTTCCTGACATCATAATTATCTTTGACTTTGAATTTGCCAATCTTTGTATTGTTGGTCCCATGACATCTCTATATGAAGATGTGAAAATCAAATGAGACTCGTCAATGATAATATATTCAAAGTTTGCTGCATCTAACTCAACCAAGTTCAATCTACTGAATTTGTCAATAGTCATTGCCATTGAGTTGTCACCAACCAATTCTTCTAATGTTGGCCTTTTGTTTCCATAGTAGTATAACCAATCTTTTGTTGTCTCAGAATACTCTACTTTTGCTTTGATAGTTGAAGTGAAAGGAAGAATCAGCAATGTTTTCTTGTCCATTGACTTGATCATTTCAGTCTTACCAGTTCCTGCACCAGACTCTAACAAAGTTATATGGCCAAGATTTGATATTATTTCATCTTTGATGTCACTTAGATATTGGTCTTTAGTTATATATAGTCTTACCTTCTTTATTTTGTCATTTATAATCTTCAAAGGATCTATCTCATCTGAACTTTCTTGAATTTCTTTGTCAATCTCTTTGATTTTTTCTGTAACTAAAGTCTCATCTTCTTTGATTTTGATTGTGAAACCATGATATTTGTTCAATTCCTCAACAGCCCATCTTGACAATGGTTTGTTGTGTATTGAAGCAGTCTTGATGTCTCCCTTCAACTCTCTATGTGGAGTGTCTTTGCATATTTGACACATTATCTCATAAGCCTTGTCTGCTCCAAATATCTTTGTCAAAGTGTTAGCTATTTGCCAACGTTGATTGTGTTTATAGTGTTTTGGAGCCTTAGTTCCAGAATATTCTTTCTCAAGTATTTCTGATGAATTAACTATCTCTGGTGGAGCTTCTCTTGTGTCTTCATTGTTGAACCAATCAAGTTTTTGGAAAATCTCATTCAAGTCATTATGGAACATCCAATTCACATTTTCTGTTCCATTGTTTATTGTCTCTTCAAAATTGAAATCAAGTCTTTTGTCTTTGAAGTTTGTACTAAGATATGACTCGTCTGATGGAATGAAGATACCTTGTTGAGGTTTGCACATTGCCATATCAATGTATTGGATGATGTCATCTTTTGTATATCCAATCTCATCTTTATGTTTAAGCAATATGATATAGATATAAGAATACTTATGTCTGAAATTGCAAAGATATTCTACTTTCCTGCTTTTGAACTCAATAGATATTGGATGTATTTTTGTCCAAACGTGAAGTGACTTCTTGGATGCTGACTTAGATATTCCTAAGAACCAATTATACTTGTTAAGATCATTGAACAATATGTCTTTTAGTTTTGTTGAGATCTCTTCATTCTTGATATCCAAGTCAATGATTTGCACACCAT